CTCTTATTATGTGGGCAATATCCTTATTATTGCATAAGAGTTCACCATATGTTAACCTCTCTGCATCAGATAAAAAACTACTAATAGCTAGTGATTATTTAAAGGATAAAGAGTTCAAATGGGAAGAAATTAGTTATCTTATAAACGAATATGAGAGATTGAATCTTTCTAAAGCTCAAAAGCTATTAAAACAATGGGAAGAAAAACTAGAAGAAAGATCTGAATTTATAAAGAATTTATCTTATAATGAAGATACATTTGAAATGTTAGATAAAATGTTAAAAGAAACTGATAAAATATGGAATTTATATCTTCAAACTCAGAAACAATTAGAATCTGAAGATAATTCTGTTGTTAAAGGTGGAGCTGAAGAATCTTTATCTGAAAAAGGTATAATATAATGCATTATATAAATCCAGAATTATTTATAGAAACAGAAATACCTAAATTACATCCTCATTCCTATGAGTATATAGAGTATTGGAAAGAACAAAAGAAAAGATGTATAGAAGGATATTGGGTAGGGGGTAAATGGTGTCCCCCTATCCTTTACTTTTATTTAAATTTTGGAACTATACTTTTAAATAAAGGAAGAACTTCTAAAACAAAAACACCAGGAAGACCATTATACTTTGATTTCTTAGAAGAAGTAAGTTATTATTGGTTAGAAGCAAGAGGTTTAACAGGTTTTTCTAAACAGAAACCTGTTAGTCAATTGTTAGATTTATATGGACAACCTATTGTAACTGAAGAAGAAGAAAAAGGTATTAGAAAAAATATACCTAATATTAGAGAGTTATTACAAACTCCAAATGTAGATCTAGGAAAACCTTTATATCTTAATGAAGCTAAGGATTTTGTTTTAATGGCTAATAGGGGACCTGGTAAATCATATTGGGTTGCTAATGGTGTTGTATTACATGAGTTTTTATTTGATGGAGCTAAAGAATATACAGAAGAAAGTATTAAAAATCCAAACCAAATTGAAATTGTAGTAGGTGCTCATGATGCTAAATATTCTAAAGATTTATTAAAAAAGGTTAAAATATCTTATGATAATTTACCAGGAGGAATAATGATAAATGATATATATTATCCTTCTCCTCTTTATAAACAATATAGTGGTTCTTGGGAACCATCTAAAGAAATAATACAAAAATATAAGAAAAAAGTTGGTAATAAATGGATGGATTCTGGTTCTGGTTCTACTATAAAACATAGAACCTACGGTGATAATCCATTTGCTTCACAAGGTACTCGTCCTTCTGTTATGGTTAAGGAAGAGGTTGGTATGTTTAATAACTTATTACAAACATGGGAAGCGGATGCTGAAACCATGAAGAATGGTACATATAAGTTTGGTTCTTGTTTATATCTTGGTACAGGTGGTGATATGATGGGTGGTGGTACTGCAGATATAAAGAAAATGTATTATGATCCAGATGCTTATAATATATTAGCTTTTGTAGACGATATAGAAAATAGAGGTAAAATAGGGTATTACTTACCTGCTACAAAAGGTAAACCTCAGTATAAAGATAATAAAGGAGTTACTAATCTAGAATTAGCTCTAAGATCAGAAGAAAAAGAAAGAGAAAGATTAGCTAAAATATCTTCTTCTGCTTTAAATTCTTATATACAATATAACCCTATTAAACCATCAGAAATGTTTTTGATGAGTAATTATAACGATTTTCCAGTTATAGAAGCTCAGAATACATTAGCTGAATTAGAAAGTAATCATAATTATAAAGCTTTAGAAACAGTAGTTGAATTATTCTTTGATCCTAATTCAAAAACAGGAGTTAACTATAGAGTTGATACAGAGAATAAATTAAAACCTATAACAGAATTCCCTTTAAAAGATAAATCTAATTTAGAAGGTGCTGTTATAATATACGAATTTCCAATAGAAATAGATGGAGAAGTTCCTAATGATATGTACATCTTTTCCTATGATACTTATAGAAAAGATGAATCAGGAGACTCTTTAGGTGCTATATATGTATTTAAAAATTCTAAATATTTCTCTACTCATGGAGGAGAAGAAATAGTAGCTGAATATATAGGAAGACCAGCTAATGGTATGAACGTAGTTAATGAAATATTAGAAAAGTTATGGATGATGTATGGTTCTCCTTCTGGTTCTATTTATTTCGAAAACGAAGTTGGTAATACAAAAGATTACTTTGAGAAAAAGAAAAAACTAATTGCTCTTGCTATCCAACCAAAATCTACTTTAAATAAAGGTAATACTTATTCTAAAAGTAATAATGTGTATGGATATCCTATGAGTAATAAATATATAAAACAAAATTCAGAAAGATACTTATCTGATTGGCTTAAAGAGTCAGTTGGAGAAAGTGATGAAAATAAAAACGTATTAAAAGTTCATAAAATAAAATCCAGGTTTCTTCTTAAACAATTAATAATGTATAATAGTGATGGTAACTTTGATGCTGTGATGTCCTTTATGGGATGTATAATTGGTTTAAGAGCTAAGTTTAATGAGTTTGAAAAAGAAAAAGAAGACGCTACTCACGTAATGGATTTTTTAAATAATAATAAAAATTTATTCCCAAATGGCAAACATACCAAGTCAACGATTATCATATAAAGAAAAAGTAAAAAATGATTATCAATTTGTTAAAGAAACAATCGATAACATAATTGATAATGCTAATGATTCTACTAGAGCAGGTAAAAGCTCTAATACAGATTATTATAGAAAACTAACTAACTATAAACTGTATAATAATATTCTTGATCAAAATGATTTTAAACAAGAGTTAAATCCTCTTGGTTTTGATTTAGGACAAGCAGAAGATAAGATAGATTCTTATAATGAAGCTTATACTATTATAAATAGGTTACTAGGAGAAGAATGGAAGAAAGACTTTAACTATAAAGCTATTCTTGTTAATTCAGAAGGTATTAAAGAGAAAGAATTATACAAAACTCAGATGTATAAGCAATGGTTAACGTATAACTTTCAAAAAGAATTACAGACTTTTACTTCAATGTTAATTGAACAGAATCCTGAACTTGAAAAAAATCCTGAAGCTTTACAGCAAGAATTAGATCAAATAATGGATCCTGAAGAAGTAGATAAATATGTTTCTACTGAATATTTAACAGCTCAGGAAATAAAAGCTAATAAATTATTAAAAGCTTATACTTACAAATTAAATTTAAGGTTAAAGAAAAATCATGGATTTAAACATGGTCTATTAGCTGGTGAAGAGTTTGTATGGGTAGGTATTAAAAAAGGTAAACCTCATATAGAAGTATTAAATCCTCTTGGAGTATTTTACCATAAGTCTCAAGATACTCTGTTTGTTCAAGACAGTTTATATGCTGGTTATAGAACAAGAAGAAATATAGGAGATATATTAGATAGATATAGAAATGATTTAACTGAAGATCAAATAAATAGGTTATTAGAATTAAGACCAGGGATGTATGGAGTAAGTAGTACTCCTGGTAAGAAAATGGAATATGATTTTCAAAATATAGAACTTAAATATTTAGGTAGAAATTCAGTTTTAAATGAAGATGAATACGAAGGTAATTATGGTTATTCAGATGAAGATGATATTGAAGAATATCATGTAGAATGGAGAAGTGAAAGAAAAGTAGGTAAATTGACTTATACAGATCCTTTGACAAATGAAACTATAGTTGACATAGTAGATGAATCTTATAAACCAAATAAATTTTTAGGAGAAAGTATTGAATGGGAATGGATTCCTGAAATATGGGAAGGTACAAGAATTAATACAGATATCTATATTAATATGCGTCCTAAAGATATTCAATTTGCTCCTTATTCAGATCCATACGAAGTTAAATTAGGATATCATGGTGTAGTTTATTCTAATACAAATGCTCCTGCTGTTTCTATGATGGATAGAATAAAACCTTACTTTTATCTATTACTTGTAGTTATTAATAAATTAAAGAAACTCATAGCTCAGGATAGTGGTAAAAAAATACCAATTGATGTTTCAAGAATAGATAGAAAAACAGGTATAGATAAAACATTATATTATTTTAAGAATCAGGATTTCTATATTTATAACTCATTAGAAAACTCTGATAATCCTTTAGCTGCTAACAGAGGAGCTATTAGTGGAGCTACTTATGATATGTCTAATGCTCAATTTATATCTAATTATATAAATATTATAGGTGCATTAGAACAAAAAATAGCTTCTATATCAGGTTTATCTGAAGCAAGATTAGGTAGGATTAAAACTACTCAGGCTGTAGGTAACACTAATCAGGAAATAATACAATCTTCTCAAGTAACAGAACCTTTATTTGTTATACACGAAACTCTATGGGAACAAGTTTTAAATTCTTTATTGAATGTTATTCAATATAGTTATGAAGAAGAAGGTGAATTTATGCAATATATTCTTGATGATTCTTCAAGAGGTTTAATAGAATTAGAACCAGGAGAAATATCATATCAGGATATGGGTGTGTTTATTAAGTTTTCTTCTAAAGAACATGAGATATATAATCAATTAAGTCAATTAGCTTTACCAATACTTCAGAATCAAGGAAGATTGAGTGATATATTGAAAATATTTAAAAAAGTAAGTTTAGAAGATTTAGAAAGAGAGCTAGTTTCTTATGAAAAGAAAAAAGAAAAACTACAACAATTACAACAACAACAAGATAGAGAAGCTTTAGTTCAAGTAGAGCAACTTAAAAAAGAATTAGAAGAACAGAAAATGTTATTAGACAAATACAAAACAGATACTACTAATCAAACTAAGATATTAATAGCTAAATTACAATCAGATACAAGTATAGTTACTTCTGATATAGCTGGTGATAGTACTGTAGATTTAGCAACACAAGAAGCTTCTAATATGTTAGATAGTATTAAAACGGCTAATGACACACAATTAAAAGAAAAAGAATTACAAATTAAAAAACAAATATCAGATAATCAGGAAAAAACTAAAAAATATGTAGCTGATACTAATCTTAAAATAGCTAAAGAAAATAAGACAAATAAAGAGATAGATAGTAAGAAATAAAATATTACTACTTTAGCTATATAATAGCTGATATTATATTAAAATTGATTTTGAAAACAAATATTTTTTTATTAACTTTGCAACAATGAGTAACAATAACCAAGATGAATTTGAGTTCTTTGAATTCGAAAACGATGAATTGGAAGTAAAAGATGATGAGCTTTCTGATGATCCTAACGACTCTGATAATAATGAAGATGATGTACAGGATTCTGATGAAGAATCGTTTAAAGATCAAGATACTGATCAGGAAGATGAACAAGATAACGAAGAGGATGAAGAACAAGAAGAAAGTTCAACTGATGAAGAATCAGAAGAATCAGAAGAATTTGATGTTTTAACAGATAGCTTTAATTATCTAAAAGAGAAAGGTATTATAATCTTACCAGAAGATTATAATTTTGAAAATACTGAAGAAGGGTTTGAAAAAGCAATACAAGACTCTTTTGAAAATTTAAAAAGTTTAGCTTATAATTCTATACTAGAAAATATTCCAGACGAAACAAAAGAATTAGCTAATTATTTGCTTTCTGGTGGAACGGATATAGAAAACTACAAAAAATATACTTCTGAAGTTAGTTTAGATGATGTAGATTTAGAAGATCCAGAACAAAGAAAACAAATATTAACTTTACTGTATAAAGAAAAAGGATTCTCTGAAGCTAAGATACAAAAGAACGTAAGTAGAATTATAGATTTAGGAGAAGATGAAGAAGAAGCAAAAGAAGCTTTACCTGAATTAAAAAGTATATACGAGAAAAGAAAAGAGAATTTTGAGAAAGAAGTAAAAGCTCAGAGAGAATTAGAAAAACAGAAAGAAAAAGAGAATTACGAAAAATTAATGAATACTATAAATTCTACAACTAAAATAGGTAATGTAGAATTTACTAAAGAAGAAAAAGCTAAATTTAAAAACTTTTTACAGGAAAAAGTTAAAGTTGGAAATAATCAAGTAATGTTAAGTTTTGATTATAAATTACAACAATATTTATCTGATCCTGAAAAATTTGTTGTATTAGGTACTTTCTTGATGAAAGATTTTGAT